CCTCCATACCTTCATCAGTCTTAAACCAAGCGGCTAAAGCTGAATATGGATGTTCATCTAATGGTACTGTAAATAGTTTTCTACCATTACTTGCCCATTGAAATGTTCTGTTATCAGGTGAAATTTTTAGTATATTTGCTTCGACAGCTTTAATACCAATGTTTCTTAGCTCCACAGAATCATCTTGAGCTAATTCTAAGAACATATAAGGGTTTTTCTTAGCCATAAGCATTAGATCTCTTTTTATTGCGTTAGAGGTCATATTATTTACGCTACTACCTATTTCAACTCTGAGTATTGCCTCAGCTTGATCTATGTCCATTTCTCTAGCAACTAATAAAGCTTCGATTTCCATTTCCATGTAACCTAAATCATTTGTTGCTTCTTTCACTTCATCACGTTCAACATATATAATGTCTTTCATTGGATGATATAGTGATAACATTTTTTGAAGATTTTGTCTTCTTTTTGGAACAACTAACGTTCCATTTCTAAAGGCTATATGCCCTAGAGTTGCAACTCCTTTTTGTTCTTCCACAAAAGGTGAACTTTGGTTAGTTGCGTATCGTAATTCTTTTTGTATTTTCTCATTATCATCAAACCATAATAAAGGTTTTCTTCTAGTGTGTCTACTTGGAATTACATAAACGACAGGTTTACTATCTGATTTTAAATGATAAATCCTATCTTTCATTTCCCACGTATCTGGGGTGCTTGTTTTTTTTGCCATGATATAATATAATTAAAAAAGTTATTAAAAATAAAGGTGTAGGGAGCCGAAGCTCCCTTTAACCTTTAATTAGTGTTGATTAGTCAGCATCACCGATTACTCCGTCACCAGACTTAAGCAAAATAAAGTTATTTGCTCCTTGAACACATAAACATCTCTCAGATAAGAAATGAACGTTCATTGCGTCTTCGTCAGAAGTATAGTTTCCACCAACTGAACCAGTGATCCAAGATTTCATTCTTCTGTCATCAGCTTCTGAAGCTCTATATCTGACATGTAAGAATGGTCTCTGGATGTTTTTACCAAGAATTTGGTCATAAACAGTAGATACTCCAGCTGGTACAAAAACTCCTTCAACATCTTTAACTAATCCTCTAGTAGTAGAGTCGTTAAGATATTTCCAGTCAGTTTTATAGAAGTCATAAGAACCTCTTCTGAAACCAGAGAAACCTAAATTTAATGCCATATCCTCAGAATTGTCAAATACACCATAAGATGTACCACCAGTTCCATAAGAATTTTGAGCAGCTAGCATGTTATCGATAGCTAATGAAACTCCTCTATTAAGGAATAACATATTTTCTTCGATAGCACCTTGCTTATCTAATTCTTGAAGAATTTTATCAAAATCAGCTAAACCGTCGTCAGCATGTGAACCACCAAAATCAGCATCAGAATAAACTAATCCTCTTGATTCGATAGCAGCAAACATACCTTCTGAACCTTTAACAGTAAAACTGTTAGATCCAGCGCCAGGGTCTGCAGTAAATGAATGAGCAGCTTTTTCAGCTTCAATCATTACCATTTCTAACTGATCTTCAAATCTGATTCTTGCTTCATGCTCAGATTTTAGATACCACAAGTAACCAGATGTACCGATTTCTGTAGTAACTTCAACCCAACCAATTTGAGCAGTATCAGAACCGTTTACAGAATATTTGTCTCTAATGATAACTGGAGAATTCTTATAAAATTCGCTTTTAGCGTTTATAGAATTACCAACATCCTTAGATCCTTTTCCATATTCAGAACCGTAAACAAACAAGCTAATGCCTGTTGTTGCACCAGTATTATCCCAACCACCAGCAGCAGCATCCATTAACTGATCAGCCTTGTAAGGCACAGCAGTAATAGTAGTTGCAGAAGGTTTAGCTTGGACATAACACTTAGTAGTTTTACCACCTTTGCTAATTATTACAGTATCTCCAATATTTACATAATCTTGATTTGCAGAACTAGCGAAAGTGATTTTGTTCGTCGCAGCGTCAGAGTTAGCAGCAAGACTACAATCGTCAAATGCTACGTGAATTCTTCCCTGCTCAGCCCATACAACTTCATCAGAAGCCATTGGCATTTCAGCGCCAACCATACGTAAAAAACCGCTAATAGATCTGTTACCAAATCTTTCAACTTCTTTTTCGTATACTTCTGGTAAAAACTGTTTGGTGAAATTAAAATCATTACCGTCTATTGACAGGTAATTCCCAGCGAATAAACTTTTATCCGGTCTGGGAGTCAGGTGTGCAGTTGATGCACCGCCTGAAAATGTTCCTAAAGCCATTGTTTTTAATTTTTAAAAAGTTATTTACGTTTAATTTTAAATTTAAAGTCACTCGAAGAATCACCTGAAGGTACTGCTCTTACTTTAAAACCGCTAACATCTTGAACTTTCTCGTGTGTTTTACGAGGGTCCATATCAACGTTTTTAGCTTTTGCAACACTATCCTTGATAGCATCTGCTCGGCCTTGTTCGTAAAAGTGATTAGCAACTAAATCAGGGTTCATTGCTGTAAATAAAGATTTATGATAACCTTGTGCGTCTTCCATTTCATTATTATTGTTCGTAAACTTACTAATAAAATTTCCAATATCACTTTGGGTTTTCTTTACTTTATCAACGTCCCTAACATTAAATCTATATTTTTTTTCTCCCACGTTATATTCAAAACCTTTGAATTTGTTTGAAAAGACATTATCTGTCTTTTTTATAAATATAGAAGATTGCTCTTCGTTTACCTTAGCATCTTCGTTGTAACGATTGAAAAAATCTACAGCTTTTTGTTGATCTTCCGTTAAGTTAGATCCAGCTTTGATTTCTTCGTAATATTTAGACTTTAACCCGTCTAAGTGGGCTCTAGCGTCTGCAACTTGCTCTTTTAACGCCAATTTTTTTCTTTTAACAAGTTTCTCATCTTCTTCTTCCTCTTCAGTCCATGAGTATTTATCTTCCATAATAAATTGAACTTCATCATCAGTTAAATGAGGTTTTGTTTGTTTGTAGTATTCCCTAAGTAAAGCTTTATCATCATGTTTAGTATAATCTTGATTAAGTCTTACATAGTCATCTAAACTACCACCAGTATCATTTATAAAGTCCACGACTTTTTGAATGTTTTCCGGTAAAGGTTCTCCGGTTTGTTGAGCTTGCTCTACAGCTTGTTCAACATCTTCTTTAACCTCTTCTACTTTTTCTTGAACTTCCTCTTCTGAAACTTCAACCTCTTCTAAAATAGGTTGTTCAGCTTTTTCTTCAACAACTTCTTCTTGTTTTTCAGGAGCTTTGAATTTATTAGCTTCAGTGTTATCCATTAAATCTTCTTTCTCTTCAACAACCTCTTCTGGTTTGTTAGAAAAATCTAATTTAAAATCACCAGCTTCGTTTTTAGGTGTTTCAGGTTTTTCAACCTTTTCAGGTGTTTCTTCTGTGACCTTCATGTCACCACCTTCTTTTTCTACTTCCGTAGATTCATTTTTAGTTTCGGTAGGTTGAACTTCTTCAACTACCTTTTCTTCTTTATTAGCCATAATATAATATTATATAATTAAACAATTATCTTGGATCAAACGAATTTAATCCAAAACCGCCACCCATTATATCGTTTCCACTGGATTCGAAGTTTTCTGGGGACTTATCTTTATTTCTTTGATCGATCATTTTAGACTGTTGAGTAGCTTGTATTCTAGTTCGTTCGTCTTTTCGATCCTCTTTCATCTTCTCTTTACCCGTGATGTTATCAAATTCCATACCTTTTAATATTTTATTTATTTGGAATTCATGATTCATCAAAGCTTTTTTATGTTCAACTTCTTTAGACATTCTCATTAACTCTATTTGAGCTTCTGTTTGTGCCAATTGAAGTTTTTGTTCTGTTAAAGCTGCATTTTTTTGAACTTCAGCTTGTGCTGCAACTTCTTGAGCTTGAGCGTTTGCTTCTGCTTGAGCTTGTATATTTCTTTCGTTATTAGCTTGATCTCTTTCTAATTTTTTCTTACGTCTTATTTTAAGAAGTTGATTAGCTAATTTAACGTTTTTAATTTCTCTAAGATCTATAGCATCTTCTAACTCAATGTTTTGTTGAGTTAACGCCATCTGAATGTTATTTTCTAACATTTGTTTTTCTTCATCATCAGGTGTTAATTCTAAGAATATACCAAAATCATACAAATGTAAATTTTCTAATTCACTTAAAGTAGCAACGTTATGAGCACCTATAGATTGTATAAAAGCATCTCTAGCAGGAGAATATTCTATAATATCAGATACTCTTAATGATATTGCTTCAGACGTTTCAGCACTTAAGTATAAACCACCTTGTAATATATGTCTAGTAGCAGTATTACTATTTGCAGCTGCTATTTTTTGTACACCAACTAAAGCATCTTTAGAAGGTGAGCTAGCGTCTTTAGCCTCATTTAATCCGGTCACGTCTCTTATCATCTGTAGATAATAATTATACGTTTGAATAAGTGATTGCATTTTTTGACCACCAGATCCACTTTGTATTTCTTGAATAGGTACTTTACCTGGGTTCATGTCACCATCAGACGTAAATGATCTACCTATAATACTACCTGTTTGGAAGAACATGTTTAATGCTTCTTGTGGGTTATAGTTAGTACCATTACCAAGATCTATTTCGGCTAAACCATCAGCATCTAAATAAATACCATCTGGTACTAATCTAGACATTACCTGTTGTAGCTTTAAATGAGTTAATTGAATCATATCAGCAAAACCTGTTATTCTGCTTACTAAAGATTCAATTCTACCTTTGTACATTCTTGGCGCACATATAGAGTAATTCATTTTTACCTTAGTATAATCACTTTTAGGTCTCATCATGTTTTTAGCTAATTGCCATTTTAACATTTTTTCAGTACCTAAAATCATAGCACCTTCATATAAAACCTCTATTGACCTTGATAATTTACCATACTTCCTTTCAAGCATCTCATCCATAGCTGGATTAAATTGATCATCTTTTACTAATATTTTGCTAGCTCCCGTCGCGGTATCTTTAACTTTATACACTTCGTTAGCATATGTTTTATAATTAAAATATAAAACTTGAACTTGATTTTTATCTTCTTGATTTGTTTCTGTTATACTTCTGTTATAATATCCAGAGTTTTGAAAACCTTGTTTTTGTATATTTTCTAATTCTTCTGTTGATAAATCAGGAAATTGTTTTTTCAACTCGTTAACAGGTATACTTTTAACTTCACCTACATAATATATATCCTCAAAATAAGGCGAATCAGTATAAGAGTATACTAAATTTGCAGGATCAACGTAATCAATAGTAATTCCATTAGATTTACTAAAGTTAGTTTTTACAGCACCAATACCAAGAACAGTTAAATCATAATTAAATCTTCTTCTTGTTAAATCATAGTTGTTACCTTGCATTATAGTATTAATAGCCTGCTCTTCTGCTATTTCAATAGACTGCTTGTAACTTAACTGCATGTGTAATTCTAACTCCTCTATGCTATCAGGTAACTCTTCTTTTTTAGTTTCTCTTAAATCTACACCAAAAGCTTGCTCAGCAAAATCAGTTAGATCTTTAGCTTCCATATCTCTTATTTTAGCTTCCATATACTGTGTTCTTTTAGAAACACCATATGGATCTTGAGAATATGCTTTAACATCAAATACTCTTTCTGATATACCATTTACTACTATATCTACAAATTTAGGTATAATAGGTACTGGTTTCCAGTCTAAGTTAAGATATGATAAATCACCGTTAATAGATAATTCATCTTTATATTTTTGTATACTTTGTTCACCACGTGCATATAGTCTAAGTTTATGGAATTCTGTTTGATTACCATAATATCTATTAGCACCAGAGTCGCGTTTAAACCACTCACTTTCAATTGCTTTAGCAACTTTTAATCCATAGTCTACTTGGATCTTCTCAACGTCGCTAGCAACTTGACTTGGGAAATAACTTTTAACAACTGACTCAGCCATATTAATTTATTAATTTTGAATGCATACCTTTTTGTTTATATTTAGCTATGCTTATGTTTAATTTTGTTCTTTCTTTTTCAGCATTAGGTCTGTATAAATGTTTATTACAAGCCATTATTGCTAAACCTGAACTAATAGTAGCATCAAATTTTGTTCTATTATTAATATCAAATTTAGCCCAATCACCTAATGTGTTATTAAAATATATATTACCATGAGTACCATCTTGTTTTAATCCCACATGATCTTGTATATACATTTCTATCGCGGCAGCGTGTGCCTGCTTAATATCTTCACTAGAGTTTGGTATACCACCTATTTCTTTTTCAGCTACAGATAATTTATTCCAAACTTTATCAGGTCTATTCATCGAATAACCTCTATAACCACGTCTTCTTAAATAATACAATAGACGAGGTTTATTATTTTCTGCAAGTAATGGCATCCCGTAAAATACTAAAGCCATTAAAACATCCTCAAAAAACATCTCTGAGGTTGCTGGTCTTGCAATATATTCTAAAAAAAAGTGGCTTGGTGGACAATCTTCCATACTAAACTTAGTTAAACCGTGTAAAGATCCTTTTGAACCTTGACCATCTACTGTACCTGATATGTCATAACTATCACAACCAAAAGCACCCATGTGTTCATTTCCTGGGTGTTTTCTACCATTTTTAAATATAATATTATTTTGTTGTCTTTGATTAGGAACCCAACTAATTAAAAATCTACCCCTTGCGTCAGGATAAAAAGTAACTTTAGTATCTTTGGCTCCATTAATCCACTGGAAATTACCTCTTGTAATTTCATTGTTATTATTTAATTCTTCATTAAAATCTATTTGCTCGTAAATTTTAGCTAAATTAAATATACTATTTTTAGTTTCGTCTCTGAAAGCATGTTCTTCAGTTCTTGGAAATTGTCTATAAAATTCATTTAAAGCATCTCCATCGTTTTTTAAACCATCTACTTCATTTTGCCAATGCTCGATAATACCTGTGTCAATGTATTCCCCATACGGTCCTTTTGTTTCTGTTTCTGGAGTGTCGAATACAGGTAAGCCATAAGAATCAATGAATCCTTCGTAGTTCCATTCCATAGGTATGAACAAACTATATAATCCCGAGCTAGTCTGTCCATTGCGGTTTCTTTTTGTAACATCTGAATCTTTATAAAGTTTTTTGAAGTTATCACCACCTTTATCTAAAGCGTTTGATGTTGAACCCATCATACACTTACCAATAATTCTGCTACCTAATCTTAATGTAGTTTTAGTAACTCTCCAGTTATTTAATATATTATTAGGTCTTTCCCACTTACCACTTTCATCATGTGCTAATAGTTTTAGTTTTTCACCATCATAACTATTATCTCCAGTATTTTTCCAATCAATAGTAGTATCTAATCCTTGTAACTCTTCTGGTCTATCACTTGCTTGTATATTTCTTCTAGTTAATTTAGAAGCTGGTACTCTATATGCTAATTCTGTTTTAGGTCGATCCATACCATCTTGAATCGGTTTAAAAAAGAAAGGATAATTAACTGATATTGGCACAACCTTGTCAGTAAACATTTTTTTAGCATCAGGACCTGTTTTAGATAATATACCAAATCTTGAATCACTAGCTAATGTAGCCATATTTACAAGTTCACCAGAAGCCATAAACGAAAAACCAGATCGTCTATTTTTTAAATAACACATACCGTAACATCTTTTATCTGCTTTACAAGCCTCCCAAAACATATAGAATAATCTATTTGCTTCTCTAAAATCTGGATGTCCTACATCTATTTTACTCCATTGTAAATACATGTAATGTGTTCCTGTTATATATGTTGGTGTACCTTTATTGTAATACCAAAAACCCTCATCTCTTCTTTTAAACTCTTCCTCTATGTAATCTATATATTGATTTTTAAAATCATTTGGATACTCTTTCCAATCAAATATAGTTTTAATTCTTTGTAAAGCTTTTGGTTGTTCAACAACCTCAAACTTATCACTTTTAAATCTATGTATATTCTTAGGAGCTTTAGGTAAAGCTATTTTAAGATTTTGTATTTCATATATATCACCTATCTCACCTGTTTTAGATATAACAACTAGATCATGCTCCTTATTATATCCATATTGCCACTTTTTTGATTTATTTAATCTTTTTAAAGTGTTTATTTTAACAGGTTCTATTATTTGATATAAATCTTGACTATACATTATTTGGATCTTCTTTCAGCAAACCCAGAAAAAGTTTTAGTTTTCTCTTCTTCTTTTGGTTTATTTTCTAATATATTTTCCTCGTCTTGTATTCTGGTAAGTATTTCAAACGCATCAAATATAGCTAACTTTTTTGTAGCCGCAGCGTTTTTTAATCTATCAGCTGTTATATCATCTCCACTATCTACTATTGGTTCTTTAGCAACTTTTACTAATTCTTCAACAGCTTTATAGCCAGCTTGGATTATATTCTTTTTCCTCTCCTTGATATTCATACTTAATAGTTAAATTTTTAGATCTAACTCTATATAATCTTTCACCATTAATTATAAACTCGTATTCACTAGAGGGTGTAAAACCTACTAGATCACCTTTTTTTAATTCATCATTGGTGTCGTCTAAATATACTAAAACACCTATTAAAGGTTGTTCTTTATCTAAACTAAATATATCATTAGATTCAATTGGTTTTACAAATGAGTAGCCTTCAACAGCTTTCCATTTGTCTTTTCTTTTGTAAGCAAATATTTGATCATATGTACATAGATAGCTATTGTCATCTATATAACCTTTGCTATTTTTTTCTTCACCCCTTATATTATACCATCTTCTAAATATATTATGGTGAACAACAACTTGATCTCCTACTTTTATATTTGTTTTACCAATTAGTGGTAGTGATTTAACAACACCTATTCTATTAACATATTGATGGTGAGTTATTTCACTATTCAATATTAAAGTCTTATCACCTACCTTTTTTTGGTTAGTATACCTACCACCAAAAGGTTCAACAACGAAATCATGTAGTGATTTCACTAATATTCTAAATTATATTCAACTGCTATTGCCATGTTTTTGTTAAAGTCTTTCCAAGGTAAAATTTCGTTATTCTTTATAATGAATATACTATATTTTTCATCTTCTTCGACAATACAATCTATCATATGTCCTCCATAAACCTCTTGGCCTACAGAATAGTGCATAGCTTCGTTTTTATAATCCTTGCCTATACTAATTTTTCTTATTAAGTGCTTGCTCATCTTCAACTGGTTTTAAAATTCCTGTATCTAAATTAACAGAGACTTTTCCATACTTATCTTCAAGCCCAGCTTGTAGTTTTCTTAACATCCCTTGACCTTCTTTTAATCTGCTCAAAGCTATGTCTTTTTGTACTTCTAAGCCACCTATTTGCATTTGCAACTGATTAATTTCAGTTACTACAACTTGTATAGACTTTAGTTCGTCTTTTGTGATTTTTAAATCTTTTGTCTTTTTTGCCATTTTATTAAATTTTAATTAAACTTCTTACTCTTATATTATTACGCAATTGTCACGCTTTTTACTATTTTTTAGATTTTGGTTTTCTATTGTCTATAAACCAATCTTTGTAGTAATATCTTTTGTTTAAAATATACTCAAAGTATTTATCTACTTTTTCTTTCCAATTTTTATCAACGTTTGGATTAATAACACCTGATTTAGGGCTAGAAAACGTTTTATTAACCCATTCAATGTTTTTATTATCGTATAATCTAGCGTTGATATGATGAAAAGATCCTTTATGTGTTAACTGCCAAACATCTATTGGTTCTATATCTTTACCAAGTATAGTTGCATATAAAGCACTTTCACTCACATGTGTTGTGTATACTTTCTTAGCTTTAACTAAAAAATGATATAAATCCATATCTCTA